TGCTTTGGGAGACTTCTTTGCTTGCTTCCTTGACACAGGCGGCTTTAGCTTGCCTTTTTTGTAAGATGCCCTTCCTTTGGCGTTTAAGCCCCCTTTAGGGTTCTTCCCTGCTTTACGCTGCCATGCTGGGGTCTTAGCCATTATCGCTCTCCACGGCTCTCATACGGGCAACAAGACGCTTTGCCCTGTTAGGCACTTGATCAAACCATTTGGAATCTACCATCTCGTCTGCTGCTACAGTCCACAGCCGACTATCAACCGCAGACTTCATGCCAACAAACTTGGATAATCTTGGGTAGCCTAGATTAAACATCATGTTAGCTACAATTAGTTGCACTTCTTCTGGCAGATCATCAAAGTCAGAATACAATCTCTGGCAATCTTCTATAGTAATAGCTACATCNNNCCTGTACCCGTTCTTCAGGCACTTCTGTGCCTACAGAACAGCCGTACTCAAAGTCATCTTCAGTAATCAAATGACCAATACCCACTGTGGGTAATCCTAGATGATCAAGATAGACTGTGTACTTACAGCCCTCATCTTCAGCTAGTTCTATGCGTAGCTGATCTATGTTCATTTCTTTTTCTTCTTTTTAGCTGTCTTAGCTGATTGTTTAAAAGCCTTTGCAGTTGGCGCACCCTTTGCTCCAGGCTTTCTCATCTTCTCACCACTGCCAGCAGCGATACGCTTACGCTTTGCATGGATGTTTGCATATAGTCCACGGGTCATTTTGTCAGCCCCTTCTGCTTCTCATAAGTTCTTAGGCCACCAAGCCCTAACATACCTAATAATACAGTCATTAGCGTATCCATGTCAAAAGCTGGGTAAGGTACAGGCTGATAACCCATATATGCTGTCACCACATCAGCCACAGGAATAACAAGAAAATGAACAAAGAGAGCAAGTCCACAAGTCCAACCAACAAACGGCCTCCAACCAGCTACAAAGATATTCTTACTCTTAGCTTCCTCTGCATTGATAGCTAGCTGCCCTTTGGCTAACTCTTGTGCATGACGCTCTGCCATTGTAGCAATCTCATGGGCTAGCTTATTCTTCTGGTCTTTATCCTCTACAAACTTGCCAATCAAATCTGTGGCTGGGCCAATCAATGCC